GCCAGACTGTTTTTGTTAGTGAATTCATGTTGCCACCTCTCGCTGCTTTTCTAGTCGCGCGATCTCTCGATTGATGTACCAAGCGGCCTTTTTCAAATCTTCGATCTCGCTGCCCTTTTCGCCGGCTCGCCAAATGTACTTAATGGCGTTGCCTCGGCAAAAATTTAAGTGCTCGGTAACCTGAATACACTCAATGCCGCTCGGATGCTGCGTGTAATGTGGTGGGTGGTTCACCAAGTCTGGTTTGTTGTCGTCGCTCATTTGCCACTCTTTAATTCGTTGATTTGCTTTGTCTCTTTCGATCTCTAAATAACCGCTGCCCCAACTGCCCCAAGTGTTGACCCACTTAGCATCGTTGACTTTTGCCGGCCTAACTTCAACCGGCTTGATTTGGTAGGCAAACCCGTCGCTCATGTCGGCACCTCGCCACGCTTGCAAGCTTCAACAACCTGCAAACTTTCGCCGCTTGTGCAGACGATATACCGCATCGTGCCGGGCCTGCAAAATGGCGGAAGGCCGGTAAACCAAGAGCAAGAGGCTCCAGTCACGATGCAATGACCACTGCCACTTATGTTGGCTCCGATCAGCGTCGTCGGATACCAGTTTGATCGATTGGATAGCCAAAGGTCGATAACGTCCTGCTTGCATCCGTTGAAGATAAAATCGGTTTGCAAACGCTGCTCAAATTCGTCGGTCATGTCGGCACCTTTTGAAAAGTTACTGGATATCGTTCACGCCACGCCGGGCCCATAATTGGATGATCGGTTATTGATTCGGCCATCGCGGGGCGGGTGATCGGTGCCGTCGCTGGTTCGTCTTCGGCAATCGGTTCCGCTTTTGATGATCTCGTTTTCAAGATCGCTACAAACAACGCCAACGGCAACGGGTCGCGTCCGTGGCCCAGGTTGCATTCTTCGCATTCGGCGATCAGGTTTTCGTCGCTATTGAGCACCTCGAGCGCAACACCTGCTTTGGTGCCTGCGTCGATGCTGACAACGTGCCCGACGTGCAGTCCTGCGCCAGTCGCTGACGCTGGCCTGCCGCAGCATTCGCACCGCAGGTTAGCTCGCTGGATAATCCTGGCCCGTTGCTTTGGCTTGATCTTGCCACGAACGGTTGCCGATCGCGGATCTTCGCCCAGTTCCGACTTCGAAACAAACTTGACATGCCGACCGCAGTCGCCGCAAACCGCTTCGCGGTGCGGCCCTTTTTCGACAATCACGCAATCGCGATCCGTAGAGCAATGCGGACAAGCAACTCGAATCATTTGCCACCTCAAAAAAACCTCCCCGCCGGCCGCTGTAGGAGGCGAGTCGAGAGACGACAGAACGCCAGCGGGGAGATGTTCGGTTGCGGCCTCCTACAGCCTGCCGCGATTGTACTCGCTTGACCTAACGTGTCAAAAGCAGACAATCAATTCACGACAAAAATGTCGCTTTAATATATATATTATTATTTATTTATTTTATTTAATTACTTTCTTCTTCTTCTTTCTTAACTCTTTGGCAATCAACGACTTACGAAACGAAAACGCGACTTCTTTTATTTTTCCGACTTGGTTGTCTGCTCGTTTCGAGCTTCCAAGTCGGTCAAATAAGAGCAAGTCGCGAAAATAATAAAATAATTCTAAGTCGTTGTCTCGCAAGCACTTACGAGATAAAAGAAATCAGGCACTAATCAACTAAATCAAGCCGAATTGCTGGCCGTCCGCGGCCTTGTTTGGGTTCCTGTGTAATCGTAACTTTGCCAATCTGCTCAAGCTCTGTGACGGCTGCACGAATCTGCGGAACGTCCGTTCGTCGCATTTTCTTGCTGACCTGCGACATTGTAGCAGATCCGCCTAGCGCCTTCAAGATTCCGTAGACTTCGCCCGCTACGCGATCACCGATTGCGTCTTTGACCGTCTCCCGCACAAGGTCGCTTGCCAGATTCGCCGACCAATTCGCAAGCTTGATGCCCCAGTTAATATCTTCGATCTCGAGTTCTGGGAAGTTAAATTCGTTGATCGCCGCCGGTTCTCCGATTCGCGCCATCCTGTGAACCATCGCCAGTTTCATCGACCGCGCCGCCACTCGCCCCCAGAGCGCTGACCGAATGGCCCTCTCCGACTCCATTTTGGTGTCTATGGCATCCTCGTGGCCTTGCCACCTCTGGCGGGCCTCTGGCGTCGGTTCGAGCCTTAGAATCGAAGGCTTAAGGCTTGCGCTCGAGAGGTCGGCCAAGTTGCCAAGTCCTGGCGACCACGACAGCCACCTTGCCAGCTTGCCTGCAATTGCGTCCGATATGTCGGGGTCGATGTCCCGGTTCTTTTCCGGCCGCTCCCTGACCCGCCAAAAAGCGATCCGGCCGAGCATCCCGTCAAGCACCTGATCTTGACTAATCTCTGAAAAAACGGTGTGCCCAGTCGCCACCCCGACAATCGAAAGATGGGGGGCCTCGATTTCGTGCGACTTGCCAGCCGCGTAGGCCGATCCGTTAAATCGGCTGGATGATTTCCCGTAGAGAACCAGCAATGCGTCCGCAATCGCCCTTGCCTGCGGGTTCTTGCCCTTCGCGTCAAGAATTGATGCAAGCACTTTACCGAACTCGTCGGCAAACCAGATTGCCGAAGGTTGCGCCGCCAGTGCCGCCAACAGCCCGTTTCCGCTTTGAAATTTCTCCGGCATGAGGTACTGAGCATTCCCGGCCGCTGAAAATAGCTTCGATGCAAATGTTAGCGGCCCCTCCTTGCCGCTCGCTGTCGGTGCCAATACAAGGTGATAATCATTCGGCGATAATCCCGTCCACGACTGCACCTTCCGCCCGATCGCCGTTTGCACAATCCCAATCGAGGTCACCAGCCCAAGTACAGCACAGCGTCGGTAACTCGATTGCCAATAGGCATCAAACACTTCGCGCAACAGCCCATCCGCCGGAACCATGGCTCGGCAAAATTCCTCGTCATCGTCATCGTCTTCGGCTTCAATGTTTCGAGACTGCCCAAGAAAATAACTCAAATCGACGCCCAAGCTCGCCTGCTCCGATCCCATGCCGCGGTCGTGTAAGGCGGCTGCCGCCGAAGTATGATTGCCGCCATGACAAAGCATCGCGAAAGCGTGAAAAATGCTGATCGATTCGGCTGGCGGAAAGTAAGGATCGGCAGTCGAAAAGCAGTAAAGTTGATAGTTTCCTTCCCGGCTCCGCTTCCCGAGGTGGCCGGAAAAGTGGTTACCGCTAGTTTTTCCTGGTCGCGTCCACTCCCAATAATCGCCTTTATGCGTGAACGTGTAGCCGCGATGCTGCATTTCGCTAATCAGCATTTGCAAGCCGGCGTCGCTCTGGTTGAACTCGTCACCGCTTCGCGGCTCCTGCGGCTCAATAAAAGCCGGCCTATCGACTGGCCTTGCCTCTTGCGGCCTAGCCTCTTGCGTGATGATCGCCAAGACGCTTGCCGGCAGATCGGCCCGTTCGTGCTGGTCAAAAATGTCGTAAACCTTTCCGGCGTGGCTGTCGTGCTCGCTTCCTGCCGTGATTACCTGCATTCCCGGCCCCGTCAGAAAATCCAAGCCAGGATATTCCTTGAGCGACTTCCGCACCTTAGCTTCTGAAGGTTTGCGGAAGTAAAGATGGCATCCTCCACTTGGCGACTCGACAACCGCTTCGGCCGCTTCGGTCAGTGATCCGCACCCGGTTTCGCGCTCGAGTTTTTCTAATGCCGCCCAGCCGTTTTTTTCCGCGTCGTGGGTGTCAATGTCGATTACCACCCAATCGGCACCAAGGATCCATCCAGCCTTGTTAAATCGCTCGCCGTCAACAAGCAACTCAATTTCATCAAACGATCGCTTAGCCTTTTGCCATTGCTTAACGTGTGTAGGTGCCTTCGACCCTTTCGGGATTTCAATCAAGCCGCATCCGTTCCGCTTATAGAAGTCTGCAATTTTCAAAATGGTGGCTCCTCATCCGCGTCGTAGTTTTTCACCCAATCTTCCTGACTGATTTTCGGCGGCTTCGAGCAAGTTTGATGCCCGACGATTTCGGGAAACTTACTCCCCGGCTTTTGCACGATCTTGATCGCGGTCGTGGTCGCAATCGCTCCAAGCTTCGCCAGTTCAACCGCCTGACTCGCTAGCGTTGGGCAAAACGAATTGCTTCGAGCGTTCCACCACCTTTCGGCCTTGATCCGCGCGAAACCTATGTGCTCAACACAAATCCATTCGTCCGCAATCGGTGCCAAACCGTCGAAATAGCTAACGCGAAGCGTCTTTGGTGCCCACTCATCCGCGCCCCGCTTGGCGTGAACAGCGTAGTAGGTTTCCGTCACTGGCACCCAAACCGCCTTGATTTCCTCCGATAGAATCGGAGCGTCCTCTGCTTGCGTTTCGTGCCTTGCCTCTGGCTCTTGTTGCGGCCTTAACGTGCCGCAATCCGGGCAAGCGTCCTGGCCTTTTAAAAGCCACCCGCCGCATTCCGAGTTACTACACTTCGTCGCATCCTTCGGCAGTTCGCAGCGCTTGCAAACGTCTTCGCCTGTCGCGTTGATTTCTTCGCACCGCTTGCACTCCCAAACTAGCTCAAAGTTTTTTGTTCCGCCCTTTGGCGGGTTGATCGCATCGATGCAACCATGCCGCCTGATGTTACCGCCGAAGTCAAGGATTCGGCAATAATCCTTGCCGTCGTGCAATCGTAAACCCCGCCCGACCATTTGGTAAAACAGCCCAGGAGAAAGCGTAGCTCTCAGCAAGCACACCATATCTACGCAGGTTGCATCGAATCCGGTCGTCAGAACTCCGACGTTTACGAGGTACTTTAGCCGGTTCGCCTTGAAATCCGTCGCTATCTGTCGCCGCTTTTCTTTGTCCGTCCCGCCCAGTATCGTGTCGCATTTGAATCCCTTTGAAGCGATCAGTTGATGAATCAGTTCGGCATGAGCGATGCCGCACGCAAAAATCAAAACGCTGTTGCGGTCTTCCGCGTTTTGCAAAATCGCTTCAACCGCTTGTGCGGTGATCGCAATAAACTCGTCTTCCATTTCCGCTAGGTCAAACTCGCCTTTCGACTTTTTGACCTTCGATAAGTCGGCTTCGATTGCTTGCCGCTTGGCCGATAGCTTTGACAAGTAACCTTGCTTGATTAGGTCCGCAACGCCAGCCTCAAACGCCTTGCCGGTAAACTGCTTGCCGTCTCCGTAAATTAACCCACCGTCCAGCCGATAAGGCGTAGCCGTTAAGCCGATCAGAATGAGGTCCGGCGATTCCTGGCGAAGTCTCTCTAGCGTCCGCTGATACTGCGAATCCTCGTGCCCTGGGATGCAGTGTGCTTCGTCAATGATCACGACATTAAAAGAACCAATCGCAAACTGACCCGCCGCCAAGCTTTGGACGCCAGCGAAAACAACCTGCCCCGATAAATCCCGGCTGTCGAGTCCAGCATGATAAACCGTTGTGCTAATCGACGGAAACCAGCGGCGCATTGACTCAGCACCCTGATCAATCAGTTCGGCAACGTGCGAAATCACGATCGCACGACCGCCCCACTTTTGCACAACGTCAGCAGCCATTGCGGCCAACACTGCGGTCTTCCCGGCACCTGTCGGCAAAACAATAACAGGCGGGGTCTTGTGCTCGTAAATCCATCGCCAAGCGGCCTCGATTGAAGCCGCTTGGTAATCTCGAAGCGTCAGCATCCTATCGCTCCCAAGGGGCTTTTTCGCGTTGCGGTTGCGATGCCGCTTGATACGGTGCCGGCTGTTGGCGATTCGGCGCAGTCGGTATCGGCGGCGCGTACTGCGTCGATGCTTGTGGTGTCGTCGGCTCAAACTTGCTGATTCTCGCCTGTAGCTCTCCGCTGCTTTTGTCAAGCTTATGTTTGATCGTGATCCGCATTGGCTTGTTGACAAGCTGGTCGGTATCGGTCGGCTTAAGCACCCCGACCGCCTTGCAAATCGACGCAAGCGACGCAAACGCAATTTTTACTGCGTCCTGGTTTGCGTTCCAAAGATTTAGATTTTCCCAAAGCTTGCGGCCATTTTGGTGGTCGCTGACAATCTGAAACTCAAGCGATAAATACTCCGCATCGCCTCGCTTTGTCGGCTTGCGCTCTGCTTTGTTGATCACTGCGACATACTGCCCTTCGGGTATTTCCGAATAGCTCGACGTATCAACCTGCGATGCGTCAAAATCAAACCCAAATTCTGCCATCTCTGTAAACTCCAAACGGGGTAGAAACTAAAAACACTCAAACCAAAAACTTTCGATACTCTGCAAAATCGAACGGCATTTCAGGCGGCAGGCCCAGCCGATTTTTTGCCAGCCATCCGGCCGATTCTTGACAGTACAAAACGCGATCCGTTCCGCCAGTGGCGACGCCTCGATTCTTGTTAAAGCCCATGTCTTCCTTACGAACATAAGTTCGATATGCCGCGAACAGCACCTCGTCGGCCCATTCTTGCAACAGCGCCGCGGTCGTCTTGTGAAGCTTCGGCGTGTATCGGTCGTAGCTGTCCAGTCCGGGCGGTGTGTACTTCTTAATTTCGCAATGAGCAAGAATGACAACGTTTAGCCCAGCGTCTCGAACGCTCGTAAAAAGTTGAAGCATTTTTGCGAACACTTCCGCCGATTCTCCGTATCCTTTGCCAAACTCAAACTCGTCGAGCGATTTTTTGCCGCGGGAAGATACAATCGTCTTTTGGATCGCCGCTTCCATCCAGTCTGCCGAGTCGATCACTAGCGTCCCAAACTCTTGATCTGCGTTTGGGTCGCCTAGCTCGATCATAATTTGCCAAGCGTCCGCAATGTCATTTGGCCGAATCGACGCAACATCCAGGTCGCCGCAACC